AGAGATATAAACAAAAACCAATTAATCAATAGTATTAATGGTAAGAAAACTTTAGTCGAAGTAGAATTTTCTATAGGTAACCAAGACTTTAGAGTTGTTAGAGGTATTAAACCAGCACGTTTTGAAATATGGCAAAACAATAATATGATTAATCAATCTAGTAATGCTAGAGATTATCAAAAATTCTTAGAACAAAACATATTAAAGCTAAACCATAAATCATTCCACCAAGTAGTTGTATTAGGATCTAGTTCTTTTATTCCTTTTATGCAATTACCTGCTTGGTCCCGTAGATCAGTTATAGAAGACTTATTAGATATTAATATCTTTTCTAAGATGAATACATTGTTAAAAGAACGTAACTCCAAAATAAAAGATGAGTTAGTTGATATTAACCATAGGATAGAATTAGTTAAAACAAAGATAACTGGACAAAGTAAGTACATAAAAGATCTACAATCGCTTAATCAAGACCAGATAGAAAAGAAACAAGATTCTATTAGTGTACATAAAAAAGAGATAAAAGAAACATTTGAAGAAAGTAAAAAGCTCGGCAAGAATTTAGAGACCATGTTAAAAGTGGAGGATAAACGGTATAAAACTAACAATGATGAAATGTCTAATCTAAAGTCCCATGACCTCCAGTATACCGCAAAGATCAAAGACCTAGTGGGTCAGGCAAGATTCTATGAAGATAACGATCATTGCCCAACCTGCGATCAGGATATAGGGCAAGATCTAAAAGATACTAAAATCGAAGATATTAAAAAACAAGCGGCAGATGTACAACAAGAAAAGCTAATCCTTACTAAGCAATTGGAAGATACTAAATCAGAAATACAAGATGTCCAGAATAAAATTAATCAATTAAGACAAAAGCAAACAAAGATTAATTCTAATAATGAAAAGATAACTGTATTACAAAAAGAAATAGATCGTATACAGAAAGAGATTAATCAGCTATCCAGCGCCACAGGCGATGTATCTAAAGCCAAAAAAGAATTAAATAGTGCTAGAAAATCGAGAGAAGATCTAACCGAAAAGAAATTAGAGTATGTAGAAGAAAGAACATACAATGAAGTTATTGGGGAAATGCTTAAAGACACAGGTATTAAAACTAAGGTCATTAAGCAGTATCTCCCTGTTATGAATAGGTTAATTAACTCATACCTACAGATATTAGATTTCTTCGTGGCATTCCACCTAGATGAGAACTTTAATGAAACAATTAGATCTAGACATAGAGATAGTTTTAACTATAGTTCTTTTTCTGAAGGTGAGAAACAAAGAATAGATTTAAGTTTATTATTTACTTGGAGACAAATAGCTAAGTTAAAGAATAGCGCAGCTACCAACTTATTGGTCCTCGATGAAACATTCGATAGTTCATTAGACCATGATGGAATAGAAAGCTTAACTAAAATACTATCTACATTAGAAGATGGGACCAACGTATTCATTATATCTCACAAAGGTGACATACTTGAAAATAAGTTCCGTTCTAAGATAGAATTCTTTAAACAAAAGAATTTCAGTAAAATTAAGTAAAGTTACGTCACAATTTCGTGAACTTTTGCATTTAGGGGTATACATTAGATCAAAACCGCGGTATAATACACCCATACTTTAAAAAAATAAGGAGTTTTAATGTTACAATCATCTATATTACCAAAGCTACTAGCTAAAGAAGATATTACTATTAGACATGGTAACTATCATACTGCCTGGTTCGATGTTAAGAATAGAGTCCTTGGTTTACCTAATTGGAAAGATATGGGTAAAGATGTTTATGACTTACTATGTGGTCACGAAGTTGGTCACGCATTATTTACTCCTGAGTCTGGATGGCACGATAGCCCAGAAAAATTAAAAGGTGCTCCTAGATCTTACTTAAATGTTATCGAAGATGCTAGAATAGAAAGAGACATTAGATCAACATATCCAGGACTTACAGGTCCTATGCAAAGAGGATATAAAGAATTACTTAAAAGAGATTTCTTTGGTGACATATACAATTTAGAATGGGATGAAATTAAACTTATTGACAAGATCAATCTTAAGACTAAACTAGGTTCTTTATTAGATGTACCATTTAATTCAGAAGAAAAAGTATTTTTAGATAGAGCTTACGCTAACCAAACTTGGGACGAAGTGGTTCAGTTAGCAAAAGACATTCTAATTTATACCCAAGAAAATCAAGATGAGTTACTTCAACCCCAAGAGCTTCCACAGGTCGTACAAGATCTTATGGATAAAATCGAAGAAGTAAAAGATCAAGAAGAACAGGGTCCGCAACAAGGTCACGATGATTACCCAGCAGACCAAGAAGAACAAGAACAAGATTCAGGTGAAAGTTCAAGCTCCACGGATGAGACTGAGAGCTCAAGCCAAGAAGATGTCGAATCATCTGAATCACCTTCTTCCGAAGAAAAAGGAGAACCAACATTAGAAGAATTACAAGAAGAGCTAAAAAGAATCGCATCTCAGCCAGAGCATCAGCCAGACGCAGATGTTTCAGAAACAGACGAGGCGTATAGAGCTAAAGAAGAATCACTTATCGATAAAGGTGAGCACGGTGATGGCTTTACAATCATTAACGAACTAAGACCTTATCACATTAAAAATTCTGTTATAGGTTATAAAGATTTACAAGAAGCTAGAAACGAAGTTGCTAGAAGACTAGAGATAGACGTTGATCCAACAGAAGAAGATTTCAAAAAATATGTTAAAGATTGTAAAAGATCTGTTAACTTTGCTGTTAAAGAATTCGAACAAAGAAAAGCAGCCTTTAGATATACTAGAGCAACAACTGCTAAATCAGGAAGATTGGATGTTAACAAACTTTGGTCTTATAAAACTTCAGAAGATATCTTTTCTCAGGTTACAACATTAGCAGATGCAAAAAGCCACGGTATGATTATGCTCGTAGACTTTTCTGGTTCAATGTCTAGTTCAATGACTTATGTAATGGACCAGCTTTTACATATGGTTCACTTCTGTAAAGCAATCAATATACCATTCGACGTATATGGTTTCAGCACAAACAACTCAGCATTCTCCTACGAGAGAGCAGAATTTATGCAACAAATACAAGATGGCGATATGGATATGCAAAACCTTTCAATGCCACTTATTTGTTCTTCATCTTTAAACAAAAAAGACTTTACCGCAGCTATACATCACATGTGGTGTAGAATGAAAGATAGCTACTGGTCAGAAAGAGCACCACTAGCTAGGGTCGAAGAATATGGATCAACACCTCTTAACCAAGCAATTATCGTTTGTCATCACTTAGTCAAAGACTTTGTAGCTAAGCACGGAGTAGAAAAAATGAACTTTGTTACTTTTACAGATGGAGATGCTAACGGTATGTATTGCACACAAGACGAAAAGATCAAAGATAAAAAGATTAGCATAGGTCGTTACGGTAAAAGAATTGCTATCATAAACAAAAAGAAAGTAGAACTAGATCATTATTCTCCTACTGATTCTTTATTAAAGAATATGGCTAAAACCCTAAACGTAAAAACAATGGGATTCTTCATGGCAGACGATGCTTACCACTTTAGAAATAGAATTAGCAGATTATCACACTACTGCGACACAGACGGATGGAATTCAGATTTTAGAAAAGAATGCACCAAAGAATATACTAAGAACAAGTGCGTTCACAGACAGGATGCTTTTGGGTATGATAACTACTATTTGCTAAAAGGTGGTAAAGCACTAACAGCTCAAAACGAAGAGTTCGATGAAAAAGTTACAGAAGATATGAGCGATGCTCAAATCAGAACAGCATTTAAAAAGTTCAGTAAGGGCAAGAAAACAAACAAAGTCCTAATGACATCAATAGGTCAAGCAGTTGCTTAATAACCTTACGTCACAATTTCGTGAATTTTTCAAATTAGGGGTTTACATCCCTCTAAAAATACGGTATAATATACATATAATTTCAAAAAGATAAGGAGTCTATATAATGAAAGAATTGAGAATATCAACCCAGAGAATCTTAGAAGAAATATCTACTAAGTTCCCAGGTCAAACGGATTTCCGTAGGGCCATAATCGAAGACGTGGCAAAGTCCATGGGCTTCACCGCTAAGGATTATTATCCTTTACTTAAACCAGAAAACAGAGTTAAGATTGGTACTTACTCTTTAGATGGTTTACTTCCTGAACCAACAGAACAAGCTCCGGCAGCTACGGATAAAATTCCAGCTACTGCGGCTCAAATGCAATCTATTGTTAGCGATGAAAGATCATACGCAACCGTAGATCCTACATTCGTTCCATGGGGTTCTTTCAAAGACATTATACAGATTATTAAATCTGAAATGTTTTATCCTACATACGTTTCTGGTTTATCTGGAAATGGTAAAACATTTATGATCGAGCAAGCATGTGCTAAGATCGGTAAAGAATTCATTAGAGTTCAAATCAACCCTGAAACCGATGAAGATGATTTACTCGGTGGTTTTAGATTGATCAACGGCGAAACCGTTTTCGCTAAAGGTCCAGTTCTAAAAGCTATGGAAAATGGCGCAATACTTCTACTCGACGAGATCGATAGAGCTACTAACAAAATTATGTGTCTTCAAGGTATCTTAGAAGGCAAACCAGTCCTAGTCAAAAAGACTGGTGAAACAATTTCCCCTAAAAAAGGTTTCAACGTATTCGCAACAGCGAACACTAAGGGTAAAGGTTCCGAAGATGGAAGATTTACCGCAGCTTCTATTATCGATGAAGCTTTCTTAGAAAGATTTACTATCTCGGTGGATCAACAATTTCCTTCCGCAGCTATTGAAAAGAAAATTCTTTCTAAGCATATGGATAAGTTCGATATTCAAGATGATGAGTTTGTACAAAAGCTCGTTACTTGGGCAGATATTATCCGCAAAACATTTTACGATGATGGTGTAGATGAAGTTATATCTACTAGAAGGCTTTGCCACGTAGTTCAAACTTTTTCTATCTTCAAAGATAAAATGAAATCAATCGACCTATGTATTTCAAGGTTCGATGAAGATACCAAACTAGCATTCTTGGATCTATACACGAAAGTAGATTCAGGTGCTCAACTAGATTATGGCCAACCTGAGCCTGAAACTTTTAAAGAGGAATTAGTATTATGAGTAAAAAGGTAGATTACAAATTCAACGAAGGGGCTCTGATATCAGAGCTCCAAGATTATATAGACTCCACCTACGGTGGACACTATTCCAAAAACAAATTCCAATCAACAGAATTTATCTCTGACTGCGGTCATGGTATAGGTTTTGCTATTGGAAACATACTTAAATATGCACAGAGATACGGTCGTAAAGGCCATAGGACTGATCATAGGAAAGATCTTATGAAAGTATTACATTACGCAATTATCGCGCTTAGCGAACACGACAAGGATATAAAACTATGAAAAAAATACCACCAATTTGGTCATCAGAATCTAAATGGTTTGTTCCATTTCACATGTGCTTAATGATCTTAACATTTTTAATTGTTCTCTTTATTTCTATTGAGATAGAAGCTTCAGATGAAAATGGAGATAGATATTGTTTAGCACAAAACATTTATTTTGAAGCTGCTAATCAACCGGACGCAGGCAGAATGGCAGTTGCTCACGTAGTTCTAAATAGAGTTAAAGATGGACAATTCCCAGACACAGTTTGTGGTGTTGTTTATCAAGCTAAGTATAAAGAAAACTGGAAAGGTAGTATGATGCCAATCAGAAACAAATGCCAATTTAGTTGGTTCTGTGATGGTAAATCAGATGAACCTACGGATAGTGTTACTTGGATGGAGTCAATTAAATTAGCTGGCTTTATCTTAAATGGTCATTATCCTGATATTACAGAAGGGGCTTTGTGGTATCACACTACTAAAGTTGATCCTTACTGGAATGACTATCTCGAATCAACCGTGGTTATTAATGATCACATTTTTTACAAATAGTGATTTACTTTCGTCACGAACTATGGTATAATGGTACCATTAAATAAAAAAGGAATATATTATGCAATTATCCAATGATACAGTAGAAGTACTAAAAAACTTTTCTACAATTAACCCAAACCTGGTAATCGAACCAGGACAAAAGATACAAACAATATCTGAATCTAAAACCGTAATGGCCAAGGCAGAAATCATCGAAGACTTTCCCAACCTGGTTGGGATCTATGATCTAAACGAATTTCTTTCTGTGCTTAATTTAATTGATTCTCCTTCACTGGATTTCAAAGATAAATATTTAACTGTTAGCGGTGGTAGCAGCGTAGCTCAGCAAGTTCAATACTTTTATTCAAACCCTGAAATACTTACAACACCGCAGAAAGATATTAATATGCCAGATATAGATGTTGGTGTTACTTTATCAGAGGATATATTAGCTAAATTAAAACAAGCATCGTCTGTATTAGGACACTCAGATCTAAGCCTAGTGGGCAAAGACGGTTCAGTCGAAGCTGTAGTATTAGATATAAAAGATTCAACAAGTAACACTTTTACATTAAATGTCCAATCGGATAATCAAGTAACAAGTGACTTTAACTTTGATTTTAACATTGGTAACCTCAAGTTAATCCCAGGTGATTACTTTGTTTCGTTATCATCTAAGAAAATATCCCATTGGCAGAACTTAAATTTCCCAGTGGAATATTTTGTTGCTTTAGAGCAATCAACAAATTTTTAATGTATAAATATATGCATGAAAAGAATTCTCCATTTAATTATGGAGATAATGGTGGAGGTGCGAATTATCGGCCTCTCAATTTAGTCTACTTTGCAAAGGAGAAATAATATGTCAGACGCAGTAGAAAATCAAGCAGCAGAGCCTGTACAACTCTCGCTAGCGGATATCCAAACTTTCGTATCAATAATTGATATTTGTTCGAAAAGAGGAGCATTCGAAGGCGCAGAGCTTGAAGCTATTGGCGCACTAAGAGGTAAAACTGTTAAGTTCCTCGAAGCGAGCCAACCAGCACCAGCAGAAGATGCACCTGAGGCAGAAGCCGCAGAAGCCGCAGAAGAGTCATCAGACGAAAGCTAAGCTTGACAAACACCTATTGCGGGAGGGTCAAATCCCGCTAACCTTAATTAGGATTATATAATGGATAAAAATGAAAAAGAAAAGCTAATCACAGCTTTAAAAAATGGTACCGTTCAGGTAACATTTAAAAAGGTAGGCTCAGAAGAAATTAGAGTTATGCCTTGTACTCTCAACCCGCTTATACTAGAAGCAAACAACGTAAAGCCATCAATCAACAATGTAGGATCTGATTCCGATCAAATTCCAGCATGGTCATTAGATAAAGAAGCTTGGCGTTCTTTTATTGCTGATACAGTATTAGGATGGGAGGTACTTTAATGAATGAATTCTTATGGGTCGAGAAATATCGGCCATCAATTATTGCAGACGTAATACTGCCTTCCCATATAAAAGCTACATTCGAGGATATTGTTAACGGAGGTGAACTACACAATATGCTTCTAACCGGCACGGCTGGTCTGGGAAAAACAACTGTAGCAAAGGCATTATGCAATGAGTTAGATTTAGATTATCTACTGGTGAATGGATCAGAAGAAGGTAATATAGACACACTTAGAAATAAAATTAAACAGTTCGCAAGTACTGTTTCGCTCTCGGGTGGATACAAGGTGGTAATTTTAGATGAAGCAGATTATCTAAATCCCCAGTCCACCCAACCTGCTTTAAGAGGTTTCATCGAGGAATTCTCAGGTAACTGCAGGTTTATTCTTACTTGTAATTTTAAAAATAGAATTATAGAACCACTACACTCTAGGTGTTCGGTTATAGAATTCAATATAGCTAAAAAGGATATGCCTCCTCTACTTTCTGACTTTATGAAAAGAGTGGAATATATTTTAAAAGCTGAAGGTATTAAATACGATCCTCAGGTAATTGCTGATCTTATTATGAAGCATATGCCAGATTGGCGTAGAGTTCTGAATGAACTACAGCGTTATAGTACCAGCGGACACATTGATACAGGCATCTTAGTGAGCGTTAGCGAGACTTCTATTAATGATCTAATGCTTCATATTAAACACAAAGACTTTAAGCGTATGCGTCAATGGGTCGCAGACAATATGGATACGGAACCAGCTTCTATCTTTCGAAAGATATATGATAACATGTATGAATATATTGATCCAAAATCTATACCTCAGTTAGTTCTTATATTAGCTGATTATCAATACAAGAATGCATTTGTGGCAGACCACGAACTCAATCTTGTAGCTTGTTTAACCGAAATTATGGCAGGAGTAGAAATCAAATGAACAAAGATACACAAATAAAAGTGTTACAGGAAAATGTAATGGAACTACAAGGTCAATTAGCTGCAGCTCAAAAGAGAATAAAAGAACTAAATGACGTAGTAAGTAAACAACAACAGCAGTTAAGTTATTATAAGAATGAATCCCTTTGATTTTATAAATGCTATTAACTTCACTAAGAAGAATCTAATAGTCGACGAAGAAACAGAGAAGGTGTATCAACCCTTTCTAGTAAATAGAACATTATCCCATTTTAGAGATACAGTTCTATATGCGAATGAAATGAACATAAATCACCACCTAGATAGTGCGCTTCAGAATCAATTTTATATAAATATAATAAGAAAGAAAAGAAGATTTTCTAAATGGGTCAAACCATCGGAAATTGAAAGTTTGGAAGTGATTAAAGAAAATTATGGATATAGTAATGAAAAAGCAAAATCAGTATTATCCCTCTTCACTCCGGACCAGATTGAAACATTGAAACACAGGATTTATAAAGGTGGAAAAAGAAAATAATGAAATAAAAGATTGGGTTCCGGCAGATATGCTAGAAGTCACTCTAAACGAACCAGATGATTTTCTCAAGATAAGAGAAACACTTACCCGTATCGGGGTCGCATCACGCAAAGATCAAAAACTATATCAGTCTTGCCATATATTACATAAGCAAGGCAGATACTTCATCGTACATTTTAAAGAATTATTCTTGTTGGATGGTAAGCCATCTAATTTGATTGAAAATGATATACAGCGTAGGAATACAATTGCTACGTTATTATCAGATTGGGGATTGGTTACAATGTTAAAACCAGCCCAAGCCCAGGACACAGCACCGCTCAGGCAAATAAAGGTAATACCTTTTAAAGAGAAATCTCAGTGGGAGCTATGTCCGAAGTATAATATTGGAAATACTAAACAGGATTAAAAACTTAATTTTATTATTTTATTAATTCGACCGGATTTCATAAGTTTGTGGAATTTTTTAAATAGTCTTTTCATAATTTATGCTATTATTTATACGATCTAAATAAATTGTTCGTATAAATATAATCGAAGATTGCGGTATTGGACCGGATCTCATAACCTTGCTATATATAGGAGGAAAACATTATGGTAAGAAGTAACTTGAACGTACCACGTTCACTATTCGTTGGTTTTGATGGATTGTTTGAAGACTTAGAAAGGATTCACAATTCAGCTAGAACTGGAACAGATAACTACCCACCACATAACATTGTTCGAGTCGATGATGAAAATTTCATTATAGAACTTGCAGTGGCTGGATTCGGTATGGATGATCTCGACGTAGAGGTCAAAGACGGAATTCTAAAGGTGAAGGGTAATACTGGTGACGATGAAAGATCGTATGCGTATAAAGGTATCTCATCCCGCAAATTCGAGAAGAGCTTCCGACTCTCTGAATTTGTCGTTATAGATGGGGCTGACCTTAAGGATGGAATTCTCGTGGTGAATGCCAGAGTAGAAATCCCAGAGGAGCAGCGTCCAAGGAAGATCGAAATAGGGTCTACTGGGACATCAAAGAAGAAAACTTTACTGAAAGGTTAAGTTCAATTAGCGAAACCTGGTAGGTTATAAAAATAATTTACCGGAGATTAATCATGACACAATTAAAAGCTTACATCGCTGATAATCATGATATCGTTAAGGCCTTAAAAGATATATTCATAACCTTTGCAGTTGCATTAATCTGTGTTGGTACAGCACCAGCATTGATTTGGTTAAGCGTAATATCTTATTAAGTCCAATCGACATCACAACTCATGCGGGGGGTAGGAAACTACCCCACCGTTCCTTGATTGAAATAAAAGGTTTACAAACCTTCTAAACTATGGTATAATATACTCACTATGCAATTTTATACAAACATCTCTCGCTACGGCAATATGCTGCTATATCGTGGCATAGAAAACGGCAAGAGAGTCCAAAAGAAAATAAAATACAAGCCCACATTATTCGTGGCAACTAACAAAGCAACGCAATGGAAATCCCTAGATGGATATGCAGTTGCTCCCGTACAATTCGAATCTATGCGAGATGCTAAAGATTGGGTAAAAGAAAACCAGCACGTAGCGGGCAGAAAGATCTTTGGTAATACCAGACATACTGCGGCTCTTGTTAACGATCTATTTCCCGGTACTATAGAATTCGATAGATCTAAAATCAACGTAACCACCATCGATATCGAAGTTCAATCCGACGATGGTTTCCCAGAGCCAAAAGAAGCTGCTAGGACCGTAACTGCTATTTGTCTTAAAAACAATATAGACAATACATATTATGTTTGGGGCCTAGGCGATTACGATGTAGATAAATCCCTAATGAAATCCAATCGTGTGGTTTACAAAAAATGCGCAGATGAAAAAGAACTTCTTATAGATTTTATTAATCACTGGTCTACCCCTTCTCACACACCCGATGTTATTACTGGCTGGAACTCTAAGTTCTTCGATATACCTTATCTTGTAAATAGAATTCTAAGAGTATTCGGTCCAGATCTTGGCACGCAAAACATTAAAAAGCTATCCCCTTGGGGCATGGTCGACGAAAGAGAAGTTAGAATTGGTTACAAATCCCAGAACAAAAACCAGACATATGATTTCCACGGCATATCCCATATGGATTATATGGAAGTATTCAAAAAGTTTGGCTATGCATATGGCCAGCAGGAATCATATTCCCTAAACAATATTGCTCACGTAGTACTCGGCGAAGCTAAGCTATCCTATGAAGAACATGGTTCTCTATATGATCTATATAAAGCCGACCACCAAAAGTTTATCGATTATAATATTAAAGATGTAGAATTGGTCGATCGCTTCGAAGATAAAATGGGTCTAATTACTCTTGCCCTAACTATGGCATATCGTGGTGGTGTTAACTATACAGATACATTTGGCACTACTGCAATATGGGATTCTATTATCTTCCGTGATCTATACCAAGATAATATAATCGTACCATTCCCAGTAGAACAACAAAAAGGTGATTATCCTGGCGGATATGTAAAAGAACCACAGGTTGGTATGCACGATCACGTAGTTAGTTTCGATCTAAACTCTCTATACCCATCGCTTATTATGCAATACAATATGTCACCAGAAACAATCATAGATAAAAATACTCCTGGCATGGATGTAGATAAAGTATTGGATATGAAATCCATACAAAGATCACCAGACGAATGCATAGCAGTTGGCGGCCAACACTTCAGAACAGATGTGCAAGGTGTATTACCTAAGATCATCGAAGAGATGTACACTGAACGTGTAGACGTTAAAAAAGCTATGATCAAAGCCCAAAAAGATTTGCAAAAGGTAGACAAAAGTGACAAACAAGAACTATATAGAATACAAAAAGAAATATCGCTTAACGAGAATAGACAAATGGCAATTAAGATTCTTCTTAATAGTCTTTACGGTGCTCTCGGCAATCGTTATTTCCGCTTCTTCGACCAAAGAGTTGCAGAAGCAATCACCTTGTCCGGCCAAGCCATTATCAGATGGGGTGAAAATGCAGCCAATGATTACCTAAATAAAGCCCTTAAAACATCCACAGACTACGTCTTAGCAATCGATACCGACAGTCTATATATTGGGTTAGGTCCTTTAGTTAAACAGGTTAATCCGCCTAACCCTATAGATTTCCTAGACAAAGTTGGCAAAGAAGCTATAGAACCTGTGTTTATAAAAGCATACGATAAGTTCTATCAACTATTTGGCGGCTATGATAATAAGATGGTAATGTCCAGAGAGGTTATAGCAGATCGTGGCATATACCTGGCTAAGAAAAGATATATTCTAAATGTAATAGACAACGAAGGTGTTAGATATGCTACACCTAAAATCAAAACAACTGGCGTAGAAGCTAATAAAAGTTCTACCCCCGAACCTTGCAGAGAAGCTCTAAAAGAAATGTTTAAGCTAATTATTTCCTCTGACCAGGAAACAGTACAGCAGGCTATACAACAATTCAAAGATCATTACTTTACCCTTAGACCAGATCAGATTGCTTTCCCACGTGGTGCAAATAACATTACTGGCTGCATAGAAAGACGTACATATAGAAACCAAGCAGGCGAACAGGTTACTTCTGAATCTTATAGGAAAGGTACGCCCATCCACGTGCGTGCGGCGCTCGCGTACAACTGGCTAAGAAAAGATTTAGATCTAAAGCAATACCCAGAACTTAGAAATGGCGACAAGATTAAATTCTTATATCTTAAGCCAGGTAAGTTCACCCAGAACGTAATTGCTTTCCCAGATTTCTTACCAAAAGAATTTAACTTAGAACAGCACATCGATAAAGAATTACAGTTCCAAAAAACATTTGTAGATGCTATAGAACCTATTCTAAATGCAATCGGTTGGACAGCAGTTAAAGTAAACTCATTGGAGGATTTCTTTGGATAAGATAATATATGTGGGTACTAAGCCAGGTAATTTCCCACCAGAAAAATCTCCGACTATTCGTAGGATAACTAAATGGTCAGAGCAGGCTGGGGTACAAGATTGGGATTGGACCAATCTCTCAGATAACAATATGTTAGAAAAGATTAAAGGTTGTAAAGTAATAGCAATGGGTAATGAAGTCCATAATTACTTTAACAAGAATAATATAGAACACTTAAAGGTTCCACATCCATCTGGATTGAACCGTATGTGGAATGATCCAAAACTAGAACCCCAGGTCATTGAACAAATTAGGGGTTTACATTTAAATAAAACTATGGTATAATGTACCACTATATGGAGAAAATATGAAATATATACAATTACTAAGACTTACTTCCGGCGAAGAAATTATTGCTGATGTAGATCTAAACGGTATCGATACTGATACTATTATATTAAAAGATGCAATTGTTCTTATTCCAGCTGGAGAAGGTAAGATCGGATTTATGCCGTTTATGCCTTACACAAAAGCAAAAGAAGGATTAGAAATCGATCAAAAATTTGTAATGTTTATGGTTGAACCTGTAAAAGATTTAGTCGAACAACATAGATCAGCTACAAGCGAAATTGAAATAGCACCTGCAGGAATTATAACATGAGCCAAAACTGGGTAAAAGATATTAATGAAATGCAATCTAAATACGGCGTGCACGAATGGATGCAAAGCGCAGATAAAGATAAGCTAAGACATTATTTAACTTTTAGAGTAGATTTCTTAAGAGAAGAATTAAATGAAACAGAAGCAGCAATGGTAGATATGGATGCTGAAGAAATCGTAGATGGTTTAATCGATCTATGTGTTGTGGCAATAGGAACATTAGATGCTTTTGGAGTTGATCCATATAAAGCATGGGACGAAGTTCTAAAAGCAAATATGAATAAAAGAGTTGGCGTGAAAGAAGGCAGACCTAATCCATTAGGATTACCTGATCTTATGAAACCTGCAGATTGGAAAGCACCATCTCACGAGGGAAATTATGGTAAGCTGCACGATATTTAATAGCATATATGATAATAAAACGAATAAAAGAATGGACTATGAAACCTTCGAAGAGTTCGAATCAGTCCTCGTCGGACTCCATAAATCTGACAAGTACTCTAAGAAATCTGAAGCTCCTCTTATCAGTCCTGCTACATATATCCCTGATACTACTCGTGCTAACGACAACGTGGTTAGTTGGGGCGGTTTTGGTATTCTCGATGTGGATGATTTTGTAGGCGATCTAAATGAAATCGAAAAACATTATGAACAATATCGTTATTTCTGTTATAGCACCGCTTCTAGCAGTGTGGATAATCCTAAATTTAGGCTTGTTTTTCCTCTCACTCATTGGGTAGAAAAAGAAAATATTAAACACTTTTGGTTTGCACTGAATAAAGAAATTGGTGATATAGCCGATGCACAAACAAAAGATTTATCTCGTATGTATTATGTTCCCTCACAATATAAAGATGCACACAACTTTTGTTTTTCACACGATGGTGATATAATGGATCCAGCAGATCTTATGTCTAAACATCCATACGTTAATCCTGCTGAATCTTTCTTTGATAAATTACCAGAAGCAATCAAAGTAGGTTTAATCGAACATAGAAAATCACAACTAAATAATACTGATTATACTTGGACATCTTATGCTGATTGTCCTTTCGTAAATAAAAAGCAAGTCCAAGAATATAAAAATATATCTGGTACTGGATGGTATTTAAAAATGTATCAAATAATGGTTTCAACAGCTGGCAATGCAATGCAACGCGGCTATCCTATTACCTCAACTGAAATTGCACATATCTGTAGATCTCTAGATATGGACACAGGTAATTGGTATGAGAAAAGAGATTTAGAAACAGAGGCAAATCGAGCAATTGAATTTGTATTTAGAAATAATTTATAAATGGGGCTGTAGCTCAGTTGGGAGAGCGCCACGTTTGCAACGTGGATGTCGTGGGTTCGAACCCCTCCAGCTCCACCATTTAGGAGAATAATATGGGAATCCAAGTATTAGGTAGCAATGTTTTAGTTGCCGAAACAGAACAAGAAGAAAAAACATCAGGTGGTATTATACTCACCGAAGCTATTGATAAGGGTAATAAACCTGGATTAGTTCTAGCAGTCGGTGATGAGGTAGCTCAGATACAACCTGGTCAAAGAGTATTTTTAAAATGGTCAGAAAGTATGCCAGTAAACGTCGAAGGACAAGCAGCAGTATTAGTAGACCAAGAACACGTTAAAGCAATTATAAGTTAATGGAAAAATTAGTAGAATATATAAACACCTTAGACTTAACCGTTACAAAAGAAATGGTCGAAAGACACGACGAAGAATATGCTACATTTAAAAGTGGATATTCAAACCGTGCTAACTTAGATTCAGAATACCTAGAAGATATGGTTATAGAAAATATAGAAGGTGCAGAAAGAGTAGAAGGTAAAGATAGATATTTTGCTGATATTAAATATAAAGGAATGGTAATTGACTTTAAAGAAATAGCTTCTGTATGGTATAACTTACAACATGACTATATAAGATATATGGATGCAAACCGCAAGGGTAAGCTAACACATTTCTTATTCTTTAAAAGTAATAGATTAAGATATGAAAACAATTTGCCAGATGTTATACCAGAAGGCTTTGAATTGAAATTTGAATTTTTAGGTATTTACGATGTAGATACCGTTATGGGTGGGTTAGATAGAAATATGACCCGAGTGAATGTATATAATTTAGGAGATAATTATGGCAGGCGAATCGACTATTAAGAAAGTTGGTATTACAGACAAACTATATCATAGAATGGAAATCCCAGAAGATTACCATGGCAAAGATATTATTATAGGCGATTGGCTAGGAGAGGTATATCATACCCCAACCGATCAATACTATACACAAAGTACTAGATCACAATACTATTTTCCAGATGTAAAACCAGAAGGCGGATTCGATAAACATATCTGTCCTGGTCATTGGTCTGGATATAGATGGGCAGTTCAGAATTTTACAAAACCTGGTGATTATGTTTTAGATCCAACAGTTGGCACAGGAACAGCGGTTGTAGAATCTATGAATCATGGAAGACACGGCGTAGGAATAGAATTAGAATTCTCAGAGATTACAAGAAGAACAATTCAAGTACAAGTAGATAGAGGTGCAACAGGTACTGGAAAAATTATAGAAGGTGATGCTAGAGATTTACATGAACACGTTGGAGACCAACAATTTGATATGGTTATAAATGGAACACCTTATCCAGTTCTTGGAGGTGGTCAATCAGATGCACCAGAAAGAGGTATGACTTCTAAAGGTTTAGGAGCATCGATACAATATCAGAAAGATAAGAACGTCGGAGTTCTAAAAGGTAAAGTATACTGGGAAACTATATTAGCAATATATACAGCTGCTATAGATAAATTAAAACCTGGTGGAAAATTCATTACACTTATTAAAGATCCAACACAAAAGAAAGCTCCATGGCTATTACATAAAATGGTTGCTGAATTACTAATGGAAAATCTTCCAGTAAAACCTTATGGTACTTTTGTACACAAACATTTGCCACAAACTTTGTTTATGAATACATATCCAAAACAATGGCCAGATGCAAAACAGATTCCCTTATATCAAACAGGTACAGTACTTGAAAAATATTAGGGGTTTACTTTTAACTAAAACTATGGTATAATATACATTATGAAACCACTAATGATACTTAAACAAGCGGCCGATCTTATAGCTAAGAAAGGTAACGACTATCAAAATCCTAAATCTAGGATTCGCCAAGCAGATTACTATCCAAACGGTGCACAAACCATTTTAGATATTATGACTGGCAAAATTAATCGCATGCACTCTGTTCTCGATGCTATGCGTGATGATGAAAACTATATGGAAAACTTCGAATCATTGCAAGATTCTGCAATCGATTTAATTAATTATTCCGCATTCTTTTCAGCATACCTAGATTATGATATTGATGGCCAAACTCCAGATCGAGACATATTCAACAGGAACATAATCAAAGATGATAAATCTTAAACAAGGATTACACAATCTTCGTAAAGACTTACTCGACAATGGGTATGAAATAGAAACAGAAAGATGGCAAGGTGGTACTGATCACCCTGGCTTCTTAGAAATACTGCATGCAGATATGCAGGCACAAATGTATGATAATCAATCAACTGCTAGTGAAGAACTTAATGCTTCTCAGCCGTGGGCAGATATACATTTCCAAGAACGCGTTGGCGGTGAGCCACTTAATCCACCACCATCACATAGCATGTGGCTAAAAGACACAGATAAATATTTAATGGATACGGCTTTTTCACATAGCTATCCAGAAAGAATGTGGCAAGATACAGAACAAATGGGTGTTAGATTTAATATTGCAGATTTAAACACCGCGGTAAAACTACTTAAAAAAGAACCTACAACAAGACAATGCTATATACCAATCTGGTTTCCAGAAGATGGTACAGCCGCTCTCGCGGGCGAACGCGTCCCGTGCACGTTCGGGTGGCATTATATGTTAAGAGATAATAAACTACATTGTGCATATCATATGCGATCCTGCGATGTTATGCGTCATTTACATAATGACTTATTCTTTGCTAATGCATTATGCTTATGGTTAATCGAACAATCAGGATTAGATGCTAAGCCAGGAATTATGCATTTCTCTGCATCATCTTTACATTGTTTTCAAGTAGATAAATATGGGCTAAATAATATGGTAAACGGATAATGTGCGGATTTTTAATACATCAACGAGATCATACCGGCGTAAATGGTATGCAAGCGATACAGGAAATGTCTTATCGTGGTTTAAGAACCAAATATAGAGGATATAAAACCTGGAAAGAATATGATATGCTTCATACGGCTTTGCCTATGGTAGATCCAGACCCAGATGTATCAATCCAACCTATCCAATATGACGATGAACCACCTTCATTATTTGTTGGGGAAATATTTAATTATAAAGACTTTGGTGATTATCCTAGCGATGCTCATATGATTCATTCTAAATATAGAGAAGAACTGAATCACGAATTCTTTCATAAGTTCGATGGGTTCTGGAGTTATGTTACATTCTTTAATGATGCACCGATAGCTTACACAGATTTCTTAGGAATTAAACCAATCTATTATCGTAGAGATGTAGAAGTTATGGCATCAGAACCAGATGTATTAAAACAATATGGACCAGTTACAAAAGATGAAATATTCCATTCGAATGTTATGAAATGGGGTTATGATCCTCAAGGCGGAACACCGTGGAATGAAATTCATCAACTGAAACCTGGACACTTCTTATATAAGGGTAGAGAATATCCTTATTGGGATTGGGGTTCAGTTCCTGTGAGCAATTTATACGATGACCTCAGCTTAGCGGTTAAACTAAGACTAGGTGGATTCAGAGACGCAGCCGTTCTACTGTCAGGTGGGTTAGACTCCACTATCGTATATCAGCTTATTAAACAACAAGGTCTAAATGTAACAGCTATCCATGTTGATAATCATGAAGAGAAATATGCTAAGATGGTCGAATCTAATTTAGTAAAAGTTACTCTTGATGATGTATCGGACCAAGATGCTGTACGTATACACCAAAGCCCTGTAGATTTAGGATCAGTTAAACCACAAATTGCTATGGCAAGAAAGCTAAAAGAATTAGGTTTCCATAACGTATTAACTGGCGATGGTGCAGATGAACTATTTGGTGGATATCGAAGAGCAGCAGAATATGATTCACAAATGTCAGATATATTCTGTGAATTACCATTCTATCATTTACCTAAATTAGATAGAACAATGATGAGATCTACTGTCGAACTACGTGCACCATTCTTAGCACCAAGTGTAATAGTACATGCTCTATCATCAAACTATGAAGATCGTAATGGTGAAAAGAAAATATTAAAAGAAACATTTAAAGATATTATACCACCAAAGATATTAAATCGTAAGAAAGAACCATTAAAGACAGATGCTATACGTGAAGATAAAATGAAACAAAGAAAGATTAATGCACAAATATGGGAAGATTTATATGGACAAACAAATAGCTGAATTAGTAAGAAAATACCCAAATGATACCGAATTAGGTCAAAAGGTAAGAGATCTTTATTGGAAAGAAATAAGAAAAGGACTAGGATTAAAAGATGAACCAAAAGTGGGATAAAAGATATTTAGCTTTAGCAGAGCAAGTTGCTGGGTGGAGTAAAGATCCAAGTACGAAAGTTGGTGCTGTTGCTGTGAATGATCAGGGTAATGTTGTTGCACAGGGATATAACGGTTTTCCTAGAGGTATAGAAGATACTGAACTAAGATATAATGACAGAGAACTTAAATACAAATATGTTGTTCACGCAGAAACAAACTGTATATACAATGCAGCATTTAATGGTAATTCATTAGATGGATGTACAATGTATGTCTGGCCTTTACCGGTATGCCACGAGTGTGCAAAAGCTATTATACAATCAGGGGTTTGCAGAGTTGTGTCCCCACAATTTACTAATCCCGAAACTGAACTTAGATGGAAAGATTCATGTGCGCACACTATAGAAATGTTTGACGAATCTTATGTTCAATATGATTTCATTTAGGGGTTTACAAACACCTTAATCTGTGGTATAATGTACCATACAAATAAATAAAAGAGGAAAAATGCCAAGTATAGATTTAACACCTAGGAAAAGACATCCTAAAGATAAAAGACCTTCTAAGCCAATGCCATTCGATGTTGCACTTAGAAAATTCAGGAAAGCCTGTGACAGAGCAGGTATCGTTAACGAAGTTCGTAAAAGAGAATTTTATGAAAAACCAACCGCAAAGCGTAAGCGCAAAAAAGCCGAGGCAGTAGCTAGATGGCGTAAGCAAGAACGTTCAATGCAATTAGGACCAGAGAGGAGATATTAATATGGGAATAATGGATAAACT